TTTTTTTAGATCGGGGTTTATTAATTCATCACCATAGACCCAACTATCACCAAAAGATACTACTTGTTTTATCGAACGCATTTACCTAACTGTAAGACTAGTAATACTTCCTGATGTTTTTTCGATGTATACTTTTAATTTTGGATGGTATCCAGAAATATTAATAGACCCGGTTGTACTTGATGCTGTTAATGCAACTGCGGTTGCCGCAGTATACCATTGTCCTGAATCATCAACAGCCCCTTGTACTGTAAGATTTCCTGTAAAAGCACTCGGAACATATTGTAATGTTTGTAAATCGCCATCGGCTTCCCAAGTACTAGAGCTAAAAGTAAGAGAATTAGCAACACCAGTGGGTATTGTAACAGATTCGCTTTCCGTGTGTTTTGGCATTAAAGAATCTTGAATTTCTATTACACCACGTCCACTATTATTATCATCAACAAAAGCTAAATCGTATTGACTACTACTTGTTGTAAGTTTTTCTATAGAATAACTTGCACGTTGGACATCTATTGTATTTAAGTCTTGTTCTGTAATAGTTACTTTAGCTTTACCATTAGTTGCGTCTGTTGCTACCATGGTTTTTTCTAATAGTAAATTTTCGCCTTCGCTGTCAATTAATCGCCATGTAAATGTTGCTGAACTAATATCGACCTTCTTTTGGTCTTGATTAATAAATGTAAAATTAAGGACATTATCTGTACCTTTTGATATTTTTAAATTCTTTGAATACACTGGTTGCCACCTCACTGTTGCTGTGTCACTACTAGTATCATTTAATAATACCGTTTGTGTCTGATCATATAAATATATTTGCGTTGAAAACATAATTGTATTTATATGGCTAATGACTTCTTTTATCAATTATCTGAAAAGTACCCGTTTGTAACGGTGTGCATGTATGCCAATGTCGAATATGTTGGAATAATTCAGAACCAGGATGCTATCGTAACCACGTTTTACGATTATGGGCGTATCATTGACCCTATACTCAAACGTCGCTTTGTTGAATTAGCTAATGTTTGGTGGTGGGAATCTAATAGATCTATACCAATCAATATATTTTTACGTGATGAATGGGTTAAATTTAAACCATATCTACAAACATTTATTAATAAAGATTTAGAAATATTATATGGTCCTTGCACTAGTTTATCCGAGTTAACTAAAAAACGCACCAAACGCAAATCTATCACACTTGTCCGCCGAGTTGACTAAGATATTTTCTTAATTTTATTTCTGTAGTTTGAGGATATTCATCATATAATTTCCAAAATCTTTCCTGATTTTCTCTACATATTGGATTAACATTTTTTAAAAAATTTACCAAATTACGATCATAAACTAACCTATCAATTTCTCTGACTACTGCCGAAGTACGCGATTTCCAATCATTATGTATAGAAAAAACTTCATCTATATACGGTTCAAATGTTTGGAATATTTTCCGAAGATCAGGATAATAATTTTTACTAGCTAATATCATAAATGGATGACCCATAATTATAGGTTTATATACTTTTTCTGTAAAAAAACTATATCTATGTTTTATTGTTGATTCTGCGATTACACTAAAATATGTATTATCATATTGTTTAGGTACAGCGGGTCCGGCTAACCATTGATCCCATTCCATTAATCTTAATGATATATTTTCACTACTATTAAGTTCTGGCATATCAAATTCTTTAGGAAGTCGTACTATTTCGCCAGTCTCAGAATTATTTAATAAAAGATTGGACCATAAGGCATTATCTAATAAATTAAAAGAGTCTAAATATTCTAGTAACTTTGTTCTATGTGGTCTTGGTCTATTATTTAGACAAAGAAATGTATAAGGTTTTTCAGTAATTTTTATTTTATAATCTCTATTATGTAAATTTGCTTGACCAGTTTTATATAAGAAATAATTGATATTAAGAGCAGTACATTGTTCGGGGGCCTCACCAGAACAAATTACAGGGCAATCGCCTCTTAATACTGATTTTAAAAATCCAAAATCATATAATAATCTAATTAACGTGCTAGATCCTTCATAAAGATTTTCCAAGACCATTTCAAATTTAACATTTTTCATATCATGCCGATCTAGAGGACTGGTATACCCAATCGGAGTTATAACTAAAGCATCCTCTGGAAGGTCCTTGAATTCTTCAGAGGTATACGTTTTGGCGTCTTTAAGGAATTCCCTTAATAAACTTTTATTATGTAGATAAACTTTCTTTTTCATTAATAAGATTCATATGTAAGGCAACTAATACTGCGTAACTAATTGAATGACTTTTCTTAAAATAATAAGATTCGTCATCTGGTATGCTCCAAATATCGTCGGCAATTTTGCCCCATTTTTGGCCTAATAAATGTCGTTTACCGGGGCGAATTACTGCTAAAAACATTGCCATTCTTGTAATGCTATTAACTTCCATATTTTTAATAAGATTATAATGATTACTAATATGTATAATTTTCTCAACAAATTCTTTTTCTTTTAAACGTTCCCACGGCGGCTCTTGCTCTAATATTTTTTGATAATGTTCTTCATCTTTTATTAATTTATAAACATTAACATTTAAAAAATCTAATTTAAAATAACCACGTTCTTCTGCAGATTTATAATCTATACTAGCACAATCATTAATAGGGTCGTATGGTATAGCGGTAACATATATACCACTATTATGCTTACGTACCTCATTATCTTTTATTTGCATTGCCGGAACACAATCTATTAATTTTAATATTTTCTCTCTGTCTGCAAAATCTATATCAATATCTGTTTTCTTCATATATTTTACCACCCAGCTTGTCGACACATTTCTTTAACATATTCTGCATCGCCAGGATAATCTCCGAATATTTTCTGCCAATGATCTGGATTAATATAATCAAATATAATAGCCAACTGTTCTGAATTTAAACTTTCTAAAAATTCATGTCCACTATCTGAATTAAATACTACCCAACCACTTATCTGACCTGATTGTATTAAATGACATATTTGATTTGGGTTACCAAATCTTAAAAAATGTTCACTTGGATTTCCTGTTTGCTTTGCCCACTCAATACTATTTTGTAATGCTCTTGTTAATGCATCAGAACTATTTTCTCTAAACAAATATTCATGTAAAAATTCTTCGTATAAATTATCGTGATGCCAATGATCAATTTTCTTGTTATTTTTTAATAACCATTCGGTATATCTTGTTATATTAATTACTTTTGAATTTACACAATAATTTCCATACTTAACAAATGCTTTATAATATGCTGATGTTGCAAAATCATCAAATGTTTTAGTCTTGGCACTACCCTGCGTTACTTCGTAAAATTTAAGGTAATTTTGAAATCCAATACGATTTCCGGGGTCATTTTTATGTTGGAATCTTTTTTTCTGTTCACAAACATGTACGTCAAGGGTGCTTTCACGTGCAAATTCACGCTCACAATATTTACACTTATAGGTCTGTTTTAATTTGTTTATCGTTCCAGCCATGCTCTTTTGCCAATTGTTTAAGTTCTTTCTTGTCGTTTAGAGTAATTATCATTTCGAGCTCATCTTCTTTGAGATTAGGCCAAATTTCTCTAACAAATTTTATTAACTTATTAGTACTAGCACCAACTTTCTTCTTTGCAGGTAACCAATAATGATATTTATTACCCATGCCCGGACTAACCGATGTACACATTAACCATTGTAACTTAGGATGCCTATTAAGATCAAAAAAATGTTTATTCACTCGTTGATTTGTAGCCATTAAATAATAAGACTGTAATGTAATATCACCAGTTACTGATGCCCCATAACGTAACATTAAGTACGTAGAAAACTTTTTAAGTTGCTCATCGGTAAACTTATCATAATACGCTCGATCTTTACGATCAAATGCAGCCATTTCGTTACTAATATGTAATGGGTCTTGGTTCTTACTCAACCCGGTGTTGCCTTTTCATATTCTATTACTTCACAATTCCTACTAATATCTCTTACAAAATAAACACATGGTGGTTCCTTTTCATCGTTTATTGGTACACATAACAGTTGACCATTTTTTAATTTAGGGGCATACCAAGATACATCATGATAAACATTTATTATTTCGATATCACAAAATTCTGGTCTAAACCCACTTATTGGATTATATTGAAATGCTTTAAAACCTCTATCATTAATAGCTGTTAAAGGTAATACTTCTAAATTGCCACAATCGGGTTCACCTATTAATATTTGCCAATCAATGGGCATTTTTAATATATGTGTACCAATACGTAATACTAATGCCGGACTATTAAAACTCTCTAAAAAAATAAGAGGTATAAAAAAATAATCAGGAATTATTGGATCTGAATTATCTAATATACTAAATCTTAAATCATCTATTTCTTCTGGTAACGTATCTAAATCATACGCCCTGTTATTTTCTAATGTTAATATTCTCATAATCGTACTATAACATCCTTAAGATAAAATGTAAAGTTTTATACTTGCCAATTTGTTTTTTCAACTGTAAATGGATACTCGGCATCTCTATAAAAATGCTTACGTTTTGTTATATGCCTTTTTGCAAATTTACATGTTGATGTTATATCCCAGATTTGAACAAAATCTTTATCTTCGGCTTTACGAATTCCACGACCGATAGACTGAATAACCCTAACGAATGACTTACCAGGTTCAATAAGCACAAGATTAAAAATACGAGGTATATTAATACCAACACTAGCAACACCATAGGTAGCAACAATAACCTTATCATCACTAATGGCAACGTCATCATACTGTTCTTTTCTTTCATTTGTTTTTGTTCCTCCACTTACAAATACTGCACCCTTGATTAATCCGGCTAATGTTTGACCGGGTTTTACCCTATCTATCAACACTAATGTATTACCTGCCTCTTTAATTTTCTCTATTAACCCTGCAATATATTCAATCCGGTCTTTTGTTTCTAATAGATATTTTAATTCCTCTTGATAACTTCTATGCTCTACATGATCAAGTAATTGTATTATATTAACATGACAGTTTGCTAATATACCCTGTTCTTGTAATTCGCTGGCACTAAGTCTGCCCAAAACATCTCCTAAACTACATTTAAGACTTATAAAATTATAATCTTCCTTGGGTACCGTACCAGTTAACCCCCAGCGTATGGGTATGTGACCCATAACCTGTGTTAATAAAGTTTTAAGTGCATCTGCTTTGACTGTATGAACTTCGTCCACCTGTACACAAACAACATCCTCAATAAATTCACCAATACTTATATCCACCTTTTTATTTTTTGTATTTTTTAATAAAACATTTAAACTTTGCCATGTGCAAATAGTATGAGTATATCCAAACTCTTTTCTATCGCCATAATAAACACCCACATCAAGTCCAAGGCTTATATAATCTTCTTCTGTTTGTGTAACTAATGATTTATTAGGTACAATTACAATGGTGCGACCATACTGTTCACATCTATGACTTAATACTGCTGTAACTAAAGTTTTGCCGGCGCCAGTAGCCACTTCTTGTATACATTGTGGATTTTCAAAAAACTTATTAATTATTTCAACTTGATAATCTCGTAGTATAATAGGGTCTCCAGCAACCGGGTGTCCTTTTGGCCATTTCATATTACTATAACTATCCATTGTTACTCTATCAAACTCAAATTGAGTTCTATACTTTCTTAAATCTTCTAATTCAATGTCATAGTTATAATCTTCTAGTGTAGAAACTATTTCGGGTAATAAATTGGTATAGGTACTTCCACCTAAATTAAAAAATGCTACTTTGCCATCCCAACGTCCTAATCGGACTGCTGGCATATATCGAGCATACGGTAATTCAAACTTAAATTGATTGGTTAATTTTTTACGAACATCAAGGGCTAAACCTTCGATCTTAATATTAACTTCGTCTTGAACTATTATTCTACATTTTGGCATAAGTTTATTATACTATATAATAAAGAAAAAGTATGCCACTTTGGTGACATACTTTTCCTGCTGGCAGAAAAATTAGGAGTAAAACTACCAGGCTTTGAACTATCTCTTAACGCAGGTGGCAAGAGCCAATTGTTCCCAATTTGTTTCGGACACTTTAAACAAATCTGCAATTTTGAGTGCCATACGCAAACTAACTTCCTGTAACTTATCTTGATT